TTTCGTAATCGTATCCGCCTTGACCGTTAAATACTATCTCGTGAATTTGTGAAAATATGGCTGCTCTATACTCCGAAGTCAGGCCAAAGAAAGTTAGCATTAATCGGAATGGTGAGATCCTCCTCTACCCCATCTGCGAACTCATGAGAGATCGTTGTGTTTATTCCTGGCACAATTGATGCATAATATTCTCTAAATGCTCTTGCATCTTTAGCAAGAAACCCATTATCAACAAAGTCTCTAACTGCTGGTTTTTCTGAGTTACCATTAATAGAAACTATCATATGTTTCATTCTAACTGATAAGTCTTGAGTTAAGGTAGGTGATATTTTCTTTAAACCATCTATCTCTCTTTGTATCTGCTTTTCGTCCTTTTGACTAAGTAACTTAAACGTAATAGTGTTGTCTGTATGAGGGAGCTTAAAGGTAAACTCGTTTACCCTGTCTTTTACTAACTTAGTATCTAACTCATTATTTTTTAATGTAGTTAAATCAACTTTTATTTTTTCTCCAGCATAAGTAAATTCATAATCTTTACCGTAACCTAATATTCTAGATGCTATAAGTAATGCATCTTTATCTCCTATTAGTATATCGTTATAATTTACTTTGGTAATTATTAAAGATTCTAATAATTTGTCAACAACTATACCTTTTGAAATATAGTTCTGATTGGTTAATATATCTTCTTCTTTAGCAGTCATATACTTCATTTCTATAGTGCCGCTAGCTAAAGGTGAATCTTCAGAGTATAGTAACCCTTTTGATGGTAGTTCTACCTGTTCGGTAGGTAATGTAAAGTTTGAGCTCATAAATTTTATTAAGTATAACTTGTATTATATATAAATATAGGTACTTTTAAAATGGGAACCAACTATATATAGAGAAAAAAAACCCTCCGTAAGGAGGATTCTCAATATTGGTATGTAGTGTAGCGTGATTAGAAGTTCAATACGCAGTAGTCCATTGCAACAGTTAATGAAAGCTCTACTGTTTCATCAGTAGCCCAATCAAATCCTCCTTGATCCATACTGGTGATAAATGCTCCTTTAATCACCCACTCACTTACTATATCCCCTACAGGTCCTAAAACCTGAAGTGTTAAGTCTTTCTTGTAGAAATCAGAATACCCTGCTCTACCTGTTACAGACTCATATGATAATCTTGCCCAATCCATTACTGATTGTGCACCAGATGGAGTAATTGGGTCATATAAGGTCATATCTATATCACCCCATTCTCTCTTACCTCTAATCTTACGGTAAGTATTAAGGTGATCTAATTTTAGTGCGTTGTCAGTAAAATTTGGACCAGCTGCTGTTCTTATCATAAATGATGGAATACCATCTACGAACATTAAGAATCTATTTTGCACCTTTGGTTCAAAGGCTCTGAACATTATTTCGTTAGGATCTACTACTGCCATTTTATTTCTTTATTATAAATATCTAAAAATTAAATTATGCTCCAAATGTTGCTCCTGTTGGCTCAATTGTAAAGTCTAATACTACAAATTCTACTGTTCTAGCAGGTTGTATAAATATTTGACCTATTAATTGATTACGGTCGATTACATCTGATGTGTTATTAGTGTCGTCCATTACAACTCTGTAAGCAAACAAACCTTGTTGTTCAACTACTGAAGTTAAATATGGATTAACTTGAGCTAAGAATTTATTTCTAGTTACGTTAGTGTTTTGTTCGAATACTAATTCTCTTGAAACATCACCTACAAATTTCTTTAAGGCAATTAATAATCGTCTTACATTTACTCTATCAAGAGCTGAAGACTTTTTCTGCAATGTCTTTTGACCAAATACTGATATTCCACTTCCTGGGAATGTAGCAATTGGGTTAACGTTTGCGTTATACAGTGTATCTCTTTGAGACCTTGTTAATTTTCTCTCTGCTTGTATTACTGTTGGAATACCACCTCTAGTTAAACCAGCTGGTGCAAACCATGGTGCTGCTGCTCCATCTGTGAATGCATATACTCCTGGTATAACAACTGATGCTGGTACGAATTCATTTTTACCAGTTGATGATTGTGTTTGTACCCAAGGCCAGTAAGATGCTCCGTAAGATGAATTTAAACTACTAGCTGTTCCTGTTACATTAGCAACAGTTGCTCCATAATTTTGTAAATCTACTACTGCAATAGCATCTCCTCTTGTCTCAGCTAAAGATATCATTGTATCTAACTGCGTCTTATGCTCTCCAAACTCATATATCAATCCTGGTGCTGATATAATGTTAAATGAATATTCATCTTTGTTTCCCAATAGGTTTAAAGCTGTAGCATATTCACCACCTTGGAATCCTTGTGATCTTGTTCCGTTAATATCTTTAAAGAAGTTACTAGCGACTCCTGCTGTTACATTTCCTCCTGTTGCTGTTTGGAATGTTGATGTTTGTGCAATTGGTAAAGATCCAGAGAACGATACTCCGTTAGAATCATTACCTACTGTTACACCGTCATTAGCTAAGTAATCTAATGTCTGTAGACCTACTGCAGAAACTCTAATAAATCTAGACTTATTAACATACTCACCTGTTGTTTGTACATAGTACTGAGATTCTCCAGTATTTACTGTTGTAGACTGGTTCCCAATTACTGACTCAATATAGTTACCAGAATTTGGATCTAATGATAAATCATTCCATGTTTCTAGTATAATTTTGTTTTTAGTAGCATCATCACCTCTTCTAACTAATAAGCTAAATGTACCTTTGTTATTACTTACATTGGTTATTTCTAATCTAATATTATCTGATGTACCACTTACTAGTGTACCGTCTGCATTAGTTGAACCAGTGTTATTCATAATGGTACCTTCACCAATAGTACTAATTTCAAAAGGTTGTGCACTTGAAGTAGCCGAAGACGATATGTGATCGTTAACTGCTGATGTGAATGACCCTGTTGCGATTCTTGTTACTAAGATAGAATTACCTCCTTGACCAAAGTATGACTTTGCTGCCAATGAAGTTAAGTATTCTTGTTTTGTTGAACCCGAAGTGAAAGTAGTTCCAAAGATTTTTTGATATTCTCCATATGATGTTACTACTGTAGGTTGGTTGACTGGTCCTAAGACTGTCGGCCCTACTATAGCTGCTCCTGCTGCTAAGGCTGGTGGAGCGATAAAGGATATATCATTCTCTCTTGCTAATACACCTGGGGAGATTAATGTTTCTGCCATGTTATATAAGTTAAATTATTGAGTACTCTTATAAATATCGTAAAGCTTTCTAAACCGACCAAACTAACGGTAGGTATGCTACATATATAAATAGACTAAATTTACCATAAACTATTTTAACGGTATAAATACCCCACTGTCAATATCTATAGTGCCCTTTCCGTACTTTTCTTCAAGGTCTTTTGCAAAACCTGTCTGTGCATCTTCTATCTTCTGAAAGTTCTCTTCTGCTATGCTTTTTCGTTGTGATAGTTGTAACTCTATAATAGATATCTTGCCAAACTCATTAATGATACCGGACCTAGCATTCTTAAGTTGATTTAGCATGATTAATTCACTTTCTTCTAATTTAATATTTTTCATGTTGTAACTCTTTTTAATTTTTTTGTATGTTCCTTTTCTAAATATTTTAAAAGGTAATCGTACTTTACCGGCACACCTTTATAACTCTTTAGTACATTAGAAATTATTACACCTGCATCATCATACGGAAAATCTACCATACAGGGTATGTACATTGCCTCTAGATCTAAACGTTTCTCAAGTTCTTGTAATGAATTATAATCCTTATGACTATTGTCTACGTTTGTTAAATTACCTTTTATATGTGTGTTAACTAATTTAACTATTAACTCATTAGAATGTTTTGTATGTACACCGTCTAAAAATCGAGCGTCAGCTTTTGTGTGGTATTCTAGATCCGTAGTATATAAGTTAACTACATTAATATCTTTACTTTCTAGTAAAGGTTGAATTTGGTAGTTAGAGAAACTTAAAGGTATAATAATAATGTATAGTTCTAAATCTTTAGATATTTCCTTAAGTTTATTTTTACACTCTAATAAAATTTCTGAGGTTATATTAAAATCCTTATTAGTAAACATAGAAGGTAGGTACATATTATTAGGTTTGTAATTATCTCCTCCGTATGAACCTTCGTATTTAATCTTACCATTTTGAATATTATACTTTGGGTAACCTTCTCCCCATGGTACTTCTCCTACACTCACTTTAATTGCATCATCTCTATACACAAAAAATACTTTTCCTTTAGTGTCTTTAAATTCCTCTATAAATTCAGGAGTGTTAAACCAATACAACATGTGATTTGGACCATGACCTAGAAAACCGTAATTAAGTGATACGTAATTAGAATTGTATTTTTCAAAAAAGTAAGGTAGAGTTTCATTATCGTTCAACCCTTCTCCAAAACAGTGAGCATCTCCAAAAAATATACCATAAGAGTCTTTATCGCCAAAAGTTACTGATGTTTTACGTCTACCTTGTTCATCAAAATTATAGGTAGCTTCAAATACTACCGAGTTTGGGTACATTAAAGAATCAGCTGATTTTTCTTTCTTTATATTAACGGTAACGTTTGGTCTACCGAAAGAGGCTAATCCTTTATGAGATGCAATGTACTTTACAAATGGATCACCTGTTTCTATAAACTTATTATTAGAATTTATAAAGTCAGTGCTAATTTTTTCAGCTTCTTCTATAACTTTATTCATTAGTGTACTTTAGATAAATCAAAATCATGAAATTCAGGTGGTTTATTGTTAGGGTCTGAATATGAAAAGTCATTTAGGTTGTAAGTAAAAACATCATCAAAATTTTCTGCTCTTAATTTATCAAGTTCCTCTGTAGTAACAATCATTTCATTCATTTCTTTATGACTAAACTCGTACTCTAAACTCCTACTGTATATGACGTTAAGTTTATTTAGAACGTCTTTTATAAACCATTCTTTAGCTCCTGTCGCTTTTAATTCATCAGGAAACATTTTTAATCTTTCTAAAAACTTTATCTTAGTCCAGTTTGGTAAGTATCTGCTGTCTAAATACTGTGGGAAAGAAATAGGACTAAAGTACATTAGTCTATTACCTTGGAATGGAACATCGTAGTCTACATAGTCTCTTTCAATAAAGGATAGTACCATGTCGAATAAGTGTAAAAAGTTCATTACACCGTAAGTAATCATATAACCAGTATCAGGTGGTTTAATACCAGACTCAGCAAATATCTTAATTTGATTTTCAAAATTTTTGTCGTTAAATCCATGTCTAACATACTCACCAACTTTACCTATACCGTCAACACTAATCCAAACTTGTAAATTTTTAAAATGTTTCCAATAATCAAATACATGCTTTTTACCAAATTTAAATCTAGAAAAATTAGTTGAGTACCTTATCTGTACATCTGTTCTTCCTAACTCAAGTAACTTATCTAAAATTTGATAATGCTCAGGCATTAAAAGAGGTTCTCCTCCTGCAAAATATACTTCATCTACACATTTATAATGGTCCTCCATCATGTGAAGAAAATCAGTTTTACCATTTACCGATAAAAGAGCTTTATCTGCAACATCATTACCAAAATACCCACTACCCACTGCATCCATCCTAGGATTAACAGCTAAAGCGTTTTGATCTGAATGCCAAGATGAACTTAATCCGAAACCACATGAACGGCATTTAAAGTTACAAAAGTTAGATAGTCTTAAATCCCATAAATGCAGATTCATTTCATCATAAGAACCATCGGCATTAGTCTGCTGTATGTAGTGCATCTTATCACCATGGTCTTCATTGAAATGTTTCCTGTAAGAGTCATATCCAGTATGTTCTGATTGATCACAACGGTCACAAGCAGATACTTTCTCTCCGCTTAACATTTTTAACCGTGCATCTTTCATGTCGGGGCTATTCCAAATCTCTTTTAATGAGTTTTTATTGACATTACCTACAGGTTTTTTTATGTCCCATATACAACATGGAAAAGTTTTACCATCTGGCCATACGTGAGTAGACATCCAAGGTGCTAAACAAAAAGATTTATTATCTTTATCTATTATGTATTTTTTCTCCATTAATACGTTAGTTCATTAAAGTACACTACAATATTTAGTATGTACCTGTTAGTGTTAGACCGGTTATTTACACCGTGCCATGTGTGATAACTATTCATAAAAAATAACCCGTCACAACGTGTTGTTGGACCTTTGTAAAAAATACCAGAATCTTTATCCAATGTGTCTGTATTCAGAGTAGTACCTGTATTGTAAAACTCAGTTGCCACATCGGGGTTATTTGCTAGGTTTATAAAAAAGTTACCAAATACACTCCTGTTGTCGTAGTGTTTGTACATACTATACTTAGGTCCATCGTTTATGACTCTATATATTAACTGACAGTTTTTTCTTAAAAACTTTTCTATTGTTGTATTTTTAAACTCAAGAGGGTATTCTGAATATACGTATTTTTTGTTCTTATCACTATCTAGTAAATTACCTAATAATGTAAATATATCGTTACTACCTTTAAATTCTTCCAACCATTGGGTAAACTCATTAGAACTTTCAGGGATATAATCTAACCTCTCTTTATTATACACCGTATAGCTTTCATTTGAGAGTTCGTTAGTTTTCCACAGTTTATCTTGAGATAAAAAATTTCTGTCGTAACTAAAGTCAGTAAGACTGGTTTTCCAAATAGGAATATTAGATATATCTACTTCTGGATGTATTTGTAGTGTGCTCATTATGCAAATTCTTTTAAATCATCGTTAACCTCCCATGTATCCATAACACCTTCTATTTTAGTTAGGTATTTACTATCTTCTGCTCTATAATCATATGTATTTGTAAATCCATTAAATTCAATAGCATAAAAATCATCATATTCTTGTAAAACTTTTTGACATGCATCGTAATCAGAAATATCTATTCCATTAACTGAATTTATTTGTCCAATAGGGCAATACCCAATAGCTAAATCTGGATCTTCTGGGTCTCTACCTCTAGTCTTAATATATTTTTTAAACCCTTCATCTACTTCGAATTTAAATGGTTTTCCGATATGAGCTGAAAATTCACCTGATACTGTTCTATGTTCTGTTATATTTTCTGTTGGAACTGTTTCATCATTATCACAATATGCTTCGTACCACGTTTTACCAGTCTGTGCATAATGTAGGTATATCATACCATTACTAACTGTTCTACTAAACTGCATTTTTTCTTCTAATGTTATCCCCTCAAACACTGGTGTACCAGCTATAGAGTAATAATAATACAAACTGTGTGGTTGCTCTTGTTCTTTCTTTTCTTTTGAATCGTGATATGCTTCTAATTCATGACAACTCAGATTTAATTTAGATATAGCAAATCTTTCTTTACCGGTTGCTTGAGCTAGAAAATGAGTTGGGTTCCAAATCTGTCCTTGTAGTTGATCAAAGTGATGATGTAGGTCATTTAACATGTCTTGATCATAAGTAGTTAATAGAGTTTCAAAATCCTCATTAATTTTACCATATTCAGGGTACCAAGATGCTGCTTTTAATATTCTTACACCTTCTACTAATTCTTTTATAATTTGTTCTGGTGGTCTGTTTTCTGCTAAATTTCCTACTAAAGAAAAGTTTTTAACATATGCTATAAAGTCATTTTGTATGACTCCCTCTAATAGTCTTCCCCATTTATCTGTTAAAGGAGAATTAAATATAGTGCAATCTACATCGATTGTTTTGTTTTGTTTGTTTCTAAATGTAAGTTTCATAGGGTATTGTTTTCCACCAGTTGTATAACTCTGTATTATTATCTTTAAATATTTCGTCAATATCGTATTGACATTTTCTAAATCTATCTACTCTTTTTAGGTTAGTTTTACCTCTTTCTAGCCCTTCTAACCAATTGGGATACTTTTCATCAAAGGTTTTAATATTTCTAACATCTTCTAGTGCATCAATGTAAATCTGCGTCTTATCGGTAACTTTAGGTTTAATGTAATCTAATATATCATCTATTAAAGGTTCTAGTATGCGACGAGGAATCATAGAAGGAGACATTACGATTGCAGGATCGAATTCAAATGTCTTTTTTATATAAGAAATAACATCTAACTCCAATGCTAAATCAAATAAATCTTTCATTGCAAACAACCCTGGGGAAGTTATCGTAACATCTAAGACTATACCTGCATCACCGTAAAGGTCTTTTAAAAATAGACCCTGTTTAAAGTTGTTTAACCATCTATCCCATTTAATACCATCTCTTACGTATTCAACTATAGCTCCTGTACCATCTATAGAAGCTGATATATTAACATGTTTAAAGTGTTTGAGTAAGTCATATAGTTTAATGCCTTTCCATTCCACTCTTGATAAATTTGTATTGTACCTTACTATTACATTTTTAGATTGACCAGTTTTGACTAGGTGTTCCATAATATCCCAATGTATCTGAAACATTAAAGGTTCTCCTCCTACCCAGTAAATTTCTTCAATACGTTCTTCATGTACTGCTTGCCATAGTTCTTTTTCTAAAACTTCTTTTGTAAAATTTTGTAATTTAGTTCTATTTTCAGGAGTCATCCAAGGATCACCTTCTGGTGACCAATTTTTCATTTGACGTCTTTCTGATTCCCATGAAGAAGATAGTTGATCCCCACACATTCTACATTTAAAATTACATAAGTTAGATATACGGTAATCATAAGATATAGGTTTCATATCCGTATGTCCATCCTCTCCTGTTTTGTCAAATGCCTCATCTATTTTATCAGGGAATAATTGATGATTAAAGTAACCTCTGTATGTATTTAAATTTAAAAGTTTATGGTTACAAACTTGACACTGTTCAATTTCTTCTCCTGCCATTAATCTTTTACGAATATCTTTCATGTATTCGCTATTCCAATGATCCTCTACTTTAGTGGGTACAAACTCTTTACTTTTTTCATCACTTTCAATATCAATATATTGTTTTATCCAAGAAGACTTTTCTCTAGAAGCACAGCACAGCCTTCGTTCACCTTGAGGTGATACGTAGGTATGAGTCCAAGGAGCCATACAAAAAGTTTTATTACCGTCTTTTGGTTTTACTTTCATATCTTTTTTACTTGACTACCAGCATAGTTTTTATCTTGATCTTTATTTAATTGTGAAACTAAATCGATCATATCATCCTGTTGTTGTTCGTCTGGTTCAATGTACTGTTCAGACCCTGGGTTAGCCCATTGAGGATTAAGTACCCACCCTTCGTCTTTTGCTTGTTTAAGAACTCCATCTACGTACCTATTAGATTTGGCATCATCTCCATCTATAGCTTTAACTAGGGGTGCTAAATTAGTTTCTGGTATATCCAAATACCAAGTTTTTAACATAGGAAATGCTTCCAAAAAGTCTTTCTTTCTTCTTTTATCATACTGTTGGTAAAAAGATCTAAAGTCTCTTACTCTGGATTCTAATGAAGAAGTAAATTCATGTCCTGTATCTACTTTTCTGGTATACTCTATTAGTCTTAGTACACCGTCTCTTTCGTAGTCCATAAATCCATTAGTACCATTTTTCCAATTAACAGCTAACCAATCTTCAAGTGCTAAAGCTCTTTCCATTCTAATGTTTTCTGGTAAGGTAACGATAGATTGAAAAGAAGGAAAACGTAAAATATTAAATGACATTACAGCAGCTTGATGGCCATATTTCTTTTTCAATTTTAACATTTCATCCATAAATTCCGTTATAGAAAATAAACATAAACTGTTGATTGTCATCATTACGTTTACAGATTTTATGTTTCCTTCTTCGTTTACTCTATACATATTCTTTAACCAAAGGTCCCATTCTAGACCGTATCTAATGTATTCAGCTTGTAAACCAACAGCTTCACAAGAAGTGTAAATAGAAAAATCTTTAAAACTATGAGAAGATTCAATTAAAGCATCTAGTAACTGTTTCTTTTGACCTAAGTTAGAGTTAACAGCAAATGGAACTGTACATTCTGGATGCTTCTTCCACCATTCCATAAGTTTCCAAAAATCTGGAGACATAGAAGGTTCACCTCCTGTTACTCTTAATTCTCTTAAACTAAATTGAAGTTCAGCTTCCCACCATTTCCAAAAAGCCTCTACATATGGATTATCTTTATTTTTTCTACCGTAAGGCATAGCATGAGAACCATCATGTTGAAATGCTGCTGCTCCGTCAGATACTAAATTTTGGTAAGGACCATTTACTTTAATATCTTTTTGCCATGTGGTTGAAAAAGAAGAGTTACAATAAGAACAAGCAAAGTTGCAATTGGCATCAAATGCTATCTCTAAAGTTTTGAGATCTACATCCTCAGTGTAACCCATTGTTTCTTTCGCATCTTTAAGCTCTTCATCAGTATATATAACTGATTTGTAAACTCTATCGGAGACTTTATCTTTACCTAAGTCTTCTATCTTCCAGCAATACTCACACTCTTTAGGTCTAATACCCTCCATCATCTGCTTTCGTACTGCTTTCTTGTACTTTGTGTTGTGGAGTGCCTTATAACTAAACTTTAATTCGTCTAAAGGTATTTTATGAGCAGGAGGGTGGTGACAAGACGTTGTCTGTCCATTACCTAGCCATATTGTAGCATTGTACCATTTTGCACCACAAAACGATGGTGACAACTTATCTACAACCCTATCTCTGTACTCCTGAAAAGATTCAGTTTCTTTTTTTGCGAAAACTCCCATTATACTTTATGGATAAAATTTAAATTACCAGTAACATCTACATACTTGTCGAATATTCTTTCTTCAAAGAAATGATCAGCTAATAAACTATCATTCTGAAAAAGACTAAATCTAAGTAGGTTTATGTCTGTATAATTAAGGTTAAAATTATTTTTAGGAAAATTACCTGCTCCAAATATTATATGAGGATGAGGACACTTACCTAAAACTTTATCAACTAATGACTCAGAAACAACTTCTTCCTTATCAATAAATATTTTAAAATGCTCTTTTACTTTATGTTCTATTCTAATGTTGGTTACTTTATGTGGTGATATAGTTCTTGGCAGTCTATAGTATCTAGCTTTATCTTCAAAAGTCACTGTAAAAACTGTTTGATCATTATATAAATCTAATCCAGTATAATGTGGTACTATTGTAAAAATAGTTTTTTGTTCTTGTGATTCATCTTTTAGTATGAAACTTAATTCTAGTTCAAAATTATACTCACCTGATAGTATTAAGTTAGCAGGTTTTTCAGGGAATGTTTCACAGATACTACTAGGCCAAAACAGCCATGGTTCTCCTTTATCTATTTTCAGCATACAACTGTTGAAATTGTGGAAAGGTTTCTAAAAAATTTGTACCTCTTCTATTATCATATTCATCTACAAACTTAACAAAGTCTTTTCTATATTTATCCACATTAAAATCGTCTAAACCAATAGCGTAATCGTAAAGTCTCTTTAACTTCTGTATCTCTACATTAGAAAACCCATAATTATACTTTGTAAACTCCTTAATGCCGTAGTAAAGAGCTTTTTCTGCTGCTTGCAATATCAGTTCTTTTTGTTCTGGTTTTAATATCTTAACCGATAGGTGTGTTGGCCATCTCAAATAAGCAGTGTCTAATTGTATAGAGGAAGTCCAATACCTTTGTCCGTTAGCATGTTTCTTTTTATATTCAAAAACCTTATCAATTAAATTACTGTAACTAAATACGGATAAAGCATTATAGGTTGCCATTATGTTAATAGTAACTTTAGGTAGTACTGTAAGAATTTTATCTACGTTTTCCCAAAATTTATCATACTTCAAACCAAACCTACTATATTCAGCTTGTGAACCTGTAGCTTCTACTGATGTGAATACTATTAACTCTCTAACTTTGTTATTTTCACAAAGATCTTTTGCAATCTCTATAAATCTATCTACTAATTTATCCGGTACTCCTAGGTTCGTATTAATTGATAAAGATAGGTTTGGGTTTATGGTTGGGTTATCTCTAATGTACTCTAATACTTTGAAGACGTCTTTTGACATTAAAGGTTCTCCACCGGTCATTCTAAATGTATGAAGGTCTGGGTATAAACTTGGCCACCATTCCCAAAATGCTTCTACATATGGGTTATGTTCAGATTGTTTATAAGGCATATGGCCTCTTTCTTTTATCTGGTCTATTGCATTAAAATTATGTTCGGTAGGATATCCACCGTGTTTTTCTATTTCTTCTACCCATTTAGATGAGTATTGAGGTCCACAATAAGCACATGCAAAGTTACAAGCATTACCAAATGAAACTTCAACATACCTAGGGTTAAAATCTTCTCTCCAATCACTGTCTTTTATTTTCTGGAAATCACTAATTGACCATGGTTCTGTAGATTTAAATACTCTATCTGAAAAAGAATTAGAATTATCTTCTACATTCCAGCAGTAGTTACATTCATCAGGACGTTTGCCTTCAAGCATTTCCTTTCTACGAGACTTTTTATGTCGGGTATTATGTAACGCAGAAGGGTTACGTTTTAGTTCTGCTAAAGGTATTTTATGAGGTGAAGGGTGATGACAAGAGTGAGTCATACCGGTACCAAGATGCAGAGTAACTTGAGTCCATTTTGCTAAACAGAACCCACACCCTACCTTATCAAGTTTCTTTTTTACCTCTGCTGGGTTCATAATTTAATATTTAGCATTTTAGCCCATGGTGTTAATTGCTTTTCCTCTACTAATTCATATTTTAATTGTTTAATACCGTCATCTTTATAGGACCAAGAACCTTTTTGCATTTCTAAAACATAACGTCTTTCATTTCTAGCAGTAGTTTCTCCTTTAGCAAACTTTCCATCTACTATTCCTTCGTCTTCATGAGGTAAGCATCTCATACGTCCTTCTACTCTATGAGGTATAATAGAATTAGGTATTTTTATATCTTCTTGTTTAACTTCTGTATTGTAAGTGTCTACTTGTGACTTAGGGTAGTTAAAATCAACATCTAATACTAATCCTTCATCTGGTGATATCCTATGTAAATTTTTAACTTCTTTAGGGGACAATGCTCTATTCCATCCTCGTACTAATGCTACATCACCTTTAAAGTACTTATAACTACTATCATCAGGTTGAGATGGTGATAGACCTAGATAGTAATCGTTACTTCCGTAGTTTTTTAACTTACCGTCAAACCTTAATGGTGATGGGCTTCCTAAACCAACTTTAGAATCTACTTCAGTACCATTTAAGTACAAGTGAGCCATGTGATCTTCTTCACTAATAACTGCTGTTACCCAACTCCATTGTTTATCGTACCTCTTTAACCACATGTAATTGTGTTTATTGAATACATTCCAAAAGGTAAAAGATAAGGCTCTAGAGTTATTAAATGATAACCCATAGTCATAACCAGGTAATCTTATAATCGGATACTCAACATACTTTCTTTCATCATCACCTATTAAAAACACTGCGTTTTTATCTGGTTGTTGGTAACACCTAACTAAAGCTGATATAGTATGAGATCTTTGAGTTAGTGCTTTAAAGTCTCTTTGGTATGGTATTTTAGCATATGCATTTTTACCATTAAAGTGTAAGTAGTTTTGATTCTTAAGAGTTGTTGGTAAGTAGGTATCGTTAGTTAGACCTTCTAGATGACATCTCCAAAATAAATCATCATCCTCCATACCCCAGTCCCAATAGTCATTGGAATAACCATTTGTTGCTTCGACATGTTCTTTAGTAAACAGTACAGCTCCACCAAAATACTCATGATACTTTAGTTCGTAATCCATTTGCTGTATCTTAGTAGCTATATGTCTAGGTCCACCTTTAGGATAAGAATAATCAGCTCCTCCATTATCTTCCGGAATCATGTCTATATCATGCCATACAATGTAGTCACACCCATCTTCAAACGCATGCTTAGCTCCTATATTTTTAGTGGCTCCTCTATTAAATAACTTATCGTCTACTTGATGAACAATGTATATTTGGAAGTCTATATTATGCCCCTTTAAGTACTTACCTAGTTTAGGTATGAACTCATGCATATGTAGCTCTCTATTTCTGTATGGAACACAGACACCTAATTTATGACTCATATCTGAACTTCTAAATGGTGGAAATTATTATTTGTAAACTCATCTCTAATTTTGTAGTTATTAGGTAGAGTGGAAATACCGTCTTCTGTATATTTAGACCTATCTTTATAGAACTTAGAGTAATAGTTAATTTGATTCTTTCTACTATTCCAACTTACCCAGTAACCATCTTTATAACCGTTTTCACTATGAGATAATGCTTTGTATTTACCTTCTTTTCTACATGGTATAGGAATAGAGGTTTCTGTGCTATATTGTGTTGGGACTTGGTTAATGTTACTTCCATAACCATCATTACCGTTTCCGGTTAAATCAATAACTCTATTTTCATCTAAAAACTTCATGTCATAATACAACCTAAGAAATTCTGAATCTTTAAATTTAAATAAACTGTTATTAATATTGGCTGTAATCTGTTTACATAGGTCATCATTTAATACTTCGTTGTAAACTGCAAAACTACTTATAGTGCCGTTAAACCAATTTTGTTTAGCATCTCTTTCTGGATTACCAACTCCTAAATAAAGAAAGTCTTGCTCCTGCAGAGGTATTAACTTATCAAAGAAACTGTGATCTACATAGTTACCGTTAATAAACATTTTAATATTAGGTACATACTCACCAAATTCATCTTTAGAGTTAGATGCCATATTGTCTATTGTAATTGCAACATTATAAGCTCCTTCAGGAAACTTATCAGATGGTATAGATATGGAACTTAAGTCTTTTTTCCAAAATTGAAATACAAAGTCTCTAAATGAGTTGTAATTTAATGCAGTATCAAAGCCAGGTATAGAGAAAACCGACATCTCATCGGTTATTTCGTAGTCCTGAATAGTTAGCTTGTCAATGGTAAATGAACAAAAGATGGTAAAGTTTCTATATGATGAAATAATGTTAGGACACTTAACAAAAGAATCTTTACCGTTAAATTCTAATGCTACTCCTTCTCTACCTTTTTGTAATACCTTCTTTTCGTCTAATTTTATATGATTCTCTTGACATCTAAGTAGTAAATCATCATCTTCAAAACCCCATCCCCAGTACTCATTAGAATAACCGTTTATTTGCCTAAAGATATTAGATGGAAATAAGGTAACTCCGCCGAAATACTCATCAAATAAAGTCCTAGCAGTACCTTCTGGTAAGTCTAACTCCGTAATAAGGTGTACTGGTTTATCGACATACGAATAGTCAACATTAACCGGTATCATATCAACGTCGTGAAATACTACATAATCACATCCTAATTCCTCTGCCTTAACAAAGCCTATATTCAGTAGTTTACCTCTATTAAAATCTTGATTTCCTAACTGTTCGACTACAATTAACTCATAATCAAAATTTATATGGTTATCAATCTCTTTTTTAAACTCAAATAACTGATTAGCTCTATCTCTATAGGGAATAATTATGCCAAGCTTATGATTCTTTTGACTCATCTTTTTCAGGTACTAATTTTTGAAATTCTGATAAATAAAACTGTGCTCTTTCATTCCACCCGTCTTTATCTATTTCTTCAAACCATAAAGTTAAGGCATCTAAGCATCTTGCAATCTTTTCAGTTGCTTTAGTCTTTCTTTCTTCTAAAATTAATCTCTGCTGTTCGTAATTGTCTGCACTCATATTGTAACGATTTTATTTTTTAAAGTAGTCCAGTGTGGGTAGTCATTATATCTAATATAAGAAAATTCTTTCAGATCCTCAACTAAATACTTAATATTATCTACATCTATTTTCCAATTGGAATCTTTAATAGCATTGTACATAACTCTATATTCATCTGAGTAAGAATAAACTTCGTTATTATCTGCTACTTTTTTTATTCTATCCACACATGTTTTATCCCATTTAAAATGGTGTACTTGAGTAAACACCTCTTCTATTGGCATTCTTTTAGGGTGTTTTGCACCCCAACTATTGGAACCGTCATTAAATACTGCATAATGTTGACCGGGTGAAATTTTTTGATGTCCTTTCATTAAGGTAGCTTTATTAGGACAAGCTCCAGACATTGGGTACCTAAAGAAACCTGCTAATGGAAAAGACTCGTGTATGTTAGTCTCTCTCGTAACTTCAGGAAATATGCCATCTATACCTATTCTGTCTAAGAAACCTCCTGTTACAAAGTCATATCCATGTCTCTCACAGTTATCTACGATGTCCTCAATTGGTTCAGGGTATACTTGTAGTTCATCATCATCAGCAACTATCCACCAATCGTTAGGTTTGGTTTCCTTTACTGAGTTGTATATTTCTGTAACTCTATTCCAATTGTACTTATCCTCAGTAAACACCATATAAGGTGTAATACCTAACTCTTCTATTTCGTTTAGTATACCGTCGTTTTTACCTTGTTGGTAAACACATATGTATGCTTTATCTATTTTATTTTCGTAATGTTTTAACATATGAGGAAGAATATGTGTATTCTCTCCCACTACTGTAACTAAATTAGGCATGCTTTATTAGTGTTAACCCTGTTGAACTTGGTTTGGAAGGTAGTATTCCTTCATTAAAGAAATCAAAACGTTGCCACTCATCTGATATTTCTTCTATAAACTTAGAAGGTCCTTCAGCAAATTCATGATGGTCGTTTTGATCAGTTATATCTTTAGTAATAATATAGTTTTTAGAAAAGTTAATATCTGTATCATGAAGTGATATAATTCCATTAGGTGATAATAACTTACTATATAAATTAAAGTCTTGTTTTACGTCTTCGTATGAATGTCCAGCATCAATATGTATATAGTCTATCTTTATATCCTCTTTTACAAAAAAGTTATAATAAGCATTCTTAGTGGTATCGTTTATAATTCTAGGGCAAAACTTCTCTCTAAAAAATGAATCTTTACCTAACCAATTTACCTTTCCACCTATTTCATTAGCTGCATCTACTACGTAAGTTGTACCTATATCCCCCCAGCTCATACCATTATCCCCTTCAAATATACCTGCATCATACAGGTCTTGTCGAGCTTGAGTCATAATACGTGGTACAAATCCTCCTCCGGACCCTAAACAAACACATACTTTAGCTCTCATAAAATGTATAACAGAGTATATAAGAAGTCCATCTCCTAAAGAATATTCAGTTGCTCCATGTGCCCATCGATAAGGTACAGGGTCGTAATAGGTATGTACTTTACCTATTTCGTCCTCCACTTTACGTTGATTGTTGGTGAGGTGTTGTTTTATGTATTCTAAGTTAAAGAGCATTGTTAATATATTCTAAATTTACTTCAGTACGTCTGAGTATATTATTTAATATAGTGATTTCTCCTTCAAGATTAAACCCTTCCTTGTTATTTCTTATTAAGGGTTTGTCCATCCAATAATGTCTATAGGTAGTATTGCTTTCAATAAACGACATATGACCTTTATCGCTTTGCTCATAGTATTTACCTTTCGCATTCCATTTTTCATTAAGTAAGGTATCATATTGTATATTATGATAATCTAACATGTGCTTTAACAGTAGTTGTTCTGAAAAGACTAAAAATCTAGAGTTAGGTACTTTCAATTCAGTAAACTTTTGCATTAACTCTATACTGGTCTTTGCATAGTGGTTTGTAAATTCACTATCTGGAAAGTATTCAAAGCAGCAATTAACTGCATGAGGTTTAGGTCTGTTAATAATATGACTTACTTGTTGTATAAATGGATTCCATGCGGTATCGTAATACTGGTCTCCATTTTCTTCATGGGCAAAGAATGGTTTATCTTTTAAAAATTTTGATATGTTTTTATAAATTAAGAAATCATGGTCCATCATAATAGCTGGTCCTTTTACAAATCTTAATTTTTCTAACTTTGCTGATGCCCAGAATACTCCTTTATTAATAGCATCGTGTTTTGGTAATATTTCAACAGAATCCCAAAGGTACAGTGCATTTATGTTATGGAGGTATTCATAAGTTAATTTATCAATAGAAAGAATGGTGTTAAAAGTAGGGTGGTGTTTCTTCCATAAGTAGACGGAAGTTAACAATAAGAGAGTATCTAACTTGTTATAGAAAGATACCCGTTCCTGTATATTTTCATAAACCCAATATGTATTCAAAAAAAACCTTTTTAATTAACTCTTAAGTAAACTCTGCGTAAAATACTGTAGTAGATGTTTCTGTACCTGATGAAATAGTTAGTGTACTGTTAGTGCTAATTTCACCTCCACTTGAACTATCTCTTCTCCATCTAACAAATGTTCTAGGATATGCAGCAGTTTCATCTGCAGTAAGTGTTAGGTTACTTTCATCTAGGTTTACATTCTTAAGTGATTCGCCTGTACTATCTGCAACTGAATATCCTGTGGCACTTATATCTACAAATCCACCTGATGATACTTGTAAGGTTCCGTAGAACCAATTATTATTGTATATTTCACTAGCTGCTGTCGGGTTACTATTCGAAGGTACAGCATCTCCTAATGCATTATTCATAGTAACATTAGAATCACTAGATACACTGTTTGACCATGTATCAAATGAACTAAAACTTAAATTTGTTGTTCCGTAAGTATGTACTGCCATCTTAATATATTTTTTCTATTTTATCTTTAGGAAAAACTTTTGCAAGTTCTTCTGCTAAGTAATCGTATGAAAACTCCCTTAGTCTATCAACTATGGTATAATCAACAACCTTTTGTATCTCTGTTTTTGTACCTACCTTAACTTTTTCAGGTACATTAACTGTTCTATAAAGAGTAACTTCATCTCCGTTTTCATCAAAGCTCACATATGGAACTTCTTTAGTTACGATTTTCTCTTCGAAAATATCTTCTGTAATATCTTCTTCTACTACCATAGGAGCAATGTATAAATTATCTATCACTAATTCCTCTCCATCTGAAGAAGAAGTATCGTAATAAATAACCTTACCTCCTACTAATCCTATTGCTGGTTTTAAATTATCAGTATAGTATCTACGTAGGAACCTATCTCCGTAACTCTTATCTATCCATGACGTCGTTGTGAACTTAATCTCATTAATCGTCATATTAACTTTCCAACTATCTATTCTAACATACAACTCTTTAGTTGGACCTCGATTCGTTTCCAAATCAACATGTAACTTTAAACCCATTCTTTAATATAAGAACTATTTACTTAAATCATCTACTTTTGCAGATAATTCTTTGACAGCTTGAATTAATACTGCGGTTAGTTTAACGTAATCTACTGCTAAATACCCATTGTCTCTTTCATGAACCAATTCTGGATAAGCAGCTTGTACTTCTTGTGCTTTAACCCCGATGTCATGTCCTTTTTTACTTACTATGTCTTCGATACCGTCTTTCCAATCAAACTCATATCCGTTTAATTGATTGACTTTGCCTAAAGCTCCATCTAGTATAACAAAGTTCTCCTTAAGTCTTTCATCAGAAGAATAGAATGCTGTTATATCACCGGTAGCTCTTATCTCACCTGTTGTTCCAGATGCTGCTGTACCTATACCAATACTATCAATCTGTACGTCGTTAAATTCAACATCATCTGATGTTTGTACATCTTGGTTCATTGCATACAACTCATTAGCACCTTGTCCGGTGTTTAATGTAGCTCCTGCTATTGCTCCAGTAGTAGTAATTGTGTTAGCTCCCATATCAAGAGCTTTATTCATATTCCACTGAGTACCTGAATGAGTGTAAGTAAATGTAGCTCCTGCTCCGCCAACTGTTAAACCAGCTCCGTCTGCTGCTGCTGAATCTGCTGATCCAGATGCTACTGTAATGTTTTTATCTGCTACGTTTAATGTAGCTGTATCTAATGATGTCTGTGTGCCTTGTACTGTAAGATTCCCTAATATGGTTACATCGTCTGAATCAAGACCTACTGCAGCATCAAAAGAAGTTTTAAATGCTTCTGCTGTTGTTTGTCTAGTAGAAACTGATGCACTGGTTGCATTGTTAGAACCAGAAATTGTTGCTGCTGTTAAGGACCTAATTAAAGTTCCGTTAGCACCCAATGACCCTGAAACTCCTGTTGCAGTTAGTGATCTAATTAATGTAGCATTCGCTCCTAAAGATCCAGAAATGGTAGTTGATGCAGTACCATCAAATGATGTTACATCCATAGCACCTTGAAAGGACCCTGTTAAGTTAGCTCCAGCTCCTGTAAGTGAACCTGCATCCGTGATTGTAGGTTGGGATATTACTGGCTTTTGTATTTTCATGAGTTATAAAGTTTGTTCGTTTGTTGCTGTCTTTTATAAATATCGTCTAATTAGGTTAAATACTCCCTGAAACCCAATTTTGTTCGTCTTCGTTCCAGTAGTACCTTTCATCGTTTATTTGTTCAGGTATAGGAGTTGGTGGATCCCATTGGTAACTACCTGTATTTAGGATCCAACTAGTATAAGGTTTAGGAGATATAAATGCATTCAATGTAGAATTATATGTAAATCCTGTACCAGCAAAGCTGCCTCTGAATTCATTATTATATGATGTTTGTTTCCATTCGGTATCTAAACCAAATATGCTTTTACAAAAATCTATCCCTAATTGTTCTACTTCTTGAGAACCACTAGTTATTACATTATTATCTACAACTATGACTTGTTGTACTATACTTCCGCTAAGTTGTGCAAAGTGAGCCATATTATACTGTATAAGTTCCTGTTCCTGTAAATTTAATTATAGTGTTTGCTCCTGATGTTGTTACTGTTGGTGAACCTGTTGATGTACCAGAGTAATTAGCTGTAGGTACTTTTAGAATTATGACTCCTGATCCTCCTGATCCTCCGTTTTGAGCACTTGATAAATGACCTGAGCCACCTCCACCTGCTCCTAAGTTAGTTGTTCCTGATCCTCCAGCTCCATTAGGACTTCCGTTACCTCCACCACCTGTTCCACCAGATCCGGCATTACCAGAGTTACCTGCATAGGTTCCTCCTCCACCGCCACCAGCGTAAGTAACACTTGTTCCTGTTATTGAGGATGCTCCTCCAGAACCTCCATTAGTTCCTCTATAATCACCAGAAGGTAAATCTTCTCCAGCTGATCCTTTACCACCACCTCCAGCTCCACCAACAGTAGAGAAACTAGTATATACACTACCACCGTCATTACCTTGACCTGATGTTCCTGATCCTCCTAGTCTAAGTCCGTTACTTACATCTGCAGTATTCCAACAATCACCACCACCTGATCCACCGCTTTTAGCTACTTGACCGCCTGCTTCTGCTCCGCCGCCACCGCCACCGGTACATGTAACTGTTGATATTCCTGTTGCTGATATTGATGAGTTAGTTCCACTATTACCACCTGTTTGTTGTCCACTACCTCCACCTCCTACGGTACAAGTAATAACAGTACTAGATGCTACTGAACTAAAAGTTGAGGTGAGCATTCCTCCGGCTCCTCCACCTCCACCACCGTTCCAATATCGTCCACCACCTCCTCCGGCTCCTCCTCCTGCTATTGATAGGTAATCAATATCAACATTGTATGATGATTCGTATATGGTAGTTGCACCTTTTAGTACTTTTGATATATCAGTACTTCCTTTGAATACTTTAGAAATTGCAGTATTGCCAATATAGATAGCCATTATGTAGTAAAGTATATAACGTTACTATCATACGATCCTAATGCATCATACTGTGCTTGAGAACCTTGCCAAAATGCAAATGTTGAACTATCTCTTGTATTTAATGATACTGATCCGGTAGCATTATTTAACTCAGTAGCTATACTAGAACTAACCGAATTAAATGATCCTGATATATTAGCTGCAGTTATATTTGTAGTTCCTACAGTTAAGGATCCAGAAACAGTCGTGTTACTACCAAGTGTTAGTGTTGCGGGAACAACTGAACTATTGTAGTGTACAGATTGTGATGAATTAGCAGTAACTTCATTTTGAAATGCAGCAGTAGCCAGAATTGCATTATTAGCATTTGAAGCAAAGACATCACCAGTAGTAGTAGGTTGTCCATCATTACGGTATGCATCAAAATCAATTCTATTGAGGTTACTTCCAAATACTATAGAATGGAAACGAAATGTTCCTACTCCACCACTATTTCCTGTACCAGCAATAAAAATATCAGTGCCAGCTGCTACACCGCTGGAAGATAAAAAGGTAGCAAGATATCCATATTCACCATTAGTCCCGAAACCGGTTAGACGAACTGTTCCTGCAGCAGTGTCATTAGTGGTAGCTATTGGATCAAAATCGATTGATCCTGTTACAGATGCTGGTGGTACTACAGCAGTTGATGTTATCCCATTTATCGCTGAAGCACTTACATTTAATAGTGATATCCTATTAGAGACTGAAGAGCTGATTGCTGTTATAGAACCAGATATATTAGCTGCTAATTGAGCTGAACCACTTATTAATGAAGGTAATCCTGTAATACTAGAAAAAGAAGTTGATCCTGATACTATATGTCCAGATTTACCTATAACTACTCTACCAGTAGTTGCTGGGTCCATGTATAGTACTACTGTTGAAGTGTCTGGAGTATTTATTCTAGCTGGTACAAATACATCGTCACTATTATCGTATACATTGACTATTAAGTCTTTTGTACCTAATGTATGTGATACTGAATGTGTAGTTGCAGAAGTAAATGTATCGGCTACTGTTGAAGAGCTAACTATGGAAGCATTAATACCTGTCAAGGCTGAACCATCTCCACTAAATGCAGATGCAGTTATAGATTGGCTTACTACTAGATTTGATAGATTAGCGGCTGATCCACTAACAATTACTTTTTTCCAATTTGGCATGTTACTCCTATTTACGGTTGGTTACTCAATGAGCCCACTCCCTCTTTCAAGGCCGATAATTAGCTTTAATATAAATATAAGGACTTATCCCTTATCTACAATACTTTTTAACTTAAACATTATCTGTTGATAAGTTTCAAACTCTTCTCCTTTGAAATTAGCTTGTTGAAGTTTTTGCCCGATAAAGAGTGCTTCTGATTTTAAGAATATAGAAGAGGAGGTTGATTTAGTAGTTTCTCCTCTTCCTATGTTTCTTTTACCTTTTATTGCCATTAATAACCTTTTAAACATTTAATTATGAATATATGTAGATATCTTCGTTATCTAATCTAATGTTACCTACTTTAGCGTAGTTAGCATCTTCTGATGTTACAACTGCTGCAATGAAGGCATCTGATCCGATTGCTGTTTGGTTCCAAGTAGCTCCTGCAAAGTCTAAAGCAAATCTATTTTCTGATTCATCCCATCCAATTGCTGCTCCTTGACCATTAACTACGAACCCGGCATCTGCTGCTGCACTACCTGAGTTAAGAAGTATAAATTGATCTTCTACATTCAAGTTGGTAACTTGTTGTTCAATTGTATTACCTGTTACCGTTAAGTCACCTGTTACTGTTAACTTCCCTCCAATCGTTACATTGTCTGGTAAACCAACTGTAATCGTATTGGCTGTAACAGCTGTTTCAATTTCATTTGCTGTACCCAGTATTGATAGTGTATCTCCAGAATCAATATCGTCAGGTGTACCTGTTGTACCTGCTACAGTAAATGTAGTGCTTATACCTGCAATATCTGATGCAATTGATGCACTAGTTGCAGTAAAGGCTCCTGATACTGCTGTTTTAGCAGCTTTAT